CATGTGAAGCTGTTGGTATTGATTTTGAGACTGTACGAAACACAGCATGTGATGACACAAGAATTGGACATGGGCATAGCACTGTGCCCGGGCATGACGGTAAGTGTGGATATGGAGGAACATGCTTCCCTAAAGACACAAACGCTCTATTGAAGTTCATGGAACAACATGATGTACTGAGTCACGTGTTGAGTGGAGCGGTGACCAGAAATGAAACAATCGATCGAGTTGAAAAAGATTGGACCAACGACGTGGGACGAGCGGCAATCTAGAGTAAATACATATACATGAAGATTCATATTTACGGATGCGGTATGAGCGGTGTTACAGCTGCTATTTTATTCAAAGAACAAGGTCATGATGTTGAGATTTTCGAAGTAAGAGATCACATCGCGGGTAATTGTTATGACGTCAAGAATGATGATGGATGTACAGTACATAAATATGGTAGTCATATATTTCACACAAACAATGAAGAGGTGTGGACATTCTTGAATAGGTACACCAAGTTCAACAGTTATGAGCACCGTGTACGTGCTAACACCAAAGAAGGTCTGTTGAGCATTCCATTCAGTAAGAAGACAGAGGAGCAACTGGGTCGTGATCTAGATCCAAAGGAAATACAAGACTTATTGTTCCGCGAGTATTCAGAGCGTCATTGGGGCATACCTTGGGAACAGTTACCCAAGAGTATCAGCGGACGAGTACCCAACAAACGTGACAGCCATGACGACAGATATTTCACAGACAAATATCAAGGTATACCTGAGGACGGATACACCGCAATGTTCAAAAACATGCTTGATGGCATCAAGGTTAACCTGGGTGCAGAGCGTGGGTTACACAAGCGTCTCAAAGCAGATCTTGTGGTTTGGACAGGCAAGATATCTGAGTACTTTGACTTGAAATTCGGGCATCTCCCTTATCGCTCATTACGATTCGAACACAAACGAGTCGAGAAGGATCCATTGTACACATGGGACAAAGGCGCGGTGATCAACGAGTGTAACACCAAACCATTCAATCGCACTATGGACAACAGCGTGTATTTAAATGAGGATGTTACCCACACTGTACACACTCGTGATTTTCCAGAAGAGTATGAAGTGGGTAAAAATGATCCTATTTATCCTAAAACATTTGGAGAAGGACCTAAGGTATATCAAACGTATCTGAGGGCAGCAGAGGCTGATCAAAACACCATATTCTTAGGTCGACTAGCAACATACAAATACCTTGACATGTGGATGGCTGTGCAGCAAGTGATGGTCAAGCTTAGGAAGAGCGACAAATTAAATAAATAAGACCCAGCTGTCTGAATAAATACTTATATATGAGTAGTCAGACAACAGTACGCCCCCTTAGTTCATTTTATAGCACCAACCTTAACCCTATAGTCCGATCATACGAGAAATTAGCCACTCGTATAGCGTACATGTTGGGTTATCCTCAGGTGAATATTGAGGCTCATCAGAACCAGGTTTATGAGAACATTGCCGTCGCTCTGGAGATGTTCACAAAGTTCGCAGGATACACCGAGGAACTATTAACATTCAATTCTAGATTATATAAACCAGGCAAGGGAATCAGAATGGATGTGCTGTTCACTGCTACAGATCAACTCAGTCAATTAGAAACATATAACAATCCCACAAGTGATGAGATGGATGAACTAGACCGGAGTTTATACGAGATTGGTGTGATGGAAATTGACAACGGATCGAATCCCTTTATAGTTGGTGGTGGGCCAAACGATGACGGCATAACGTCATCAGCAGTGAAGGATGATATCATTGGCACAAAAGGATGGGACACACTGACTGATAGTTACAGGCGAGTTGTTGACATATTTGCCGTAGAAGAAGGCAGCTCATCTGGAATCAACACGCTGTTCACATTAGAGCAAACACTAGCTCAACAAACATATTTTAGTTACGCACTAGGCAAATACGGCTTTGACTTGATAAGCTGGACCACCATGAAGAATTGGTTAGACATGAGACGTAAGTTGTTGTCGCAAGATTATTATTATAGATTTGATGACAGGAGACAAACAATGTATCTGACTCCGGAGCCCGGACAAGGCAACAGAAGAACACACTGGTTCGGTATTGTAGGCGCGTATGTTGAAAGACCAGTACATCAATTGATCAGCGAGCCATGGGTGTATCAGTACGCATTAGCATTAACGAAAATTGTCATCAGCAGAATCAGAGGCAAATATAGCGGTACTAATCTCTTCGGCGGAGGGTCACCTAATTTTAGTGAGCTCTTGAGCGAAGGTAACGCTGAAAAGGAAAAATTAGAAACCGCACTTTATGAAGGAGTGCCTGGGTTTGGTGATGGTCAACCTCCTCTATTTTTCGTAGGGTGATGGATTACATATACAAAATAAAAGTAACGAGAGTTATTGATGGTGATACAGTTGATGCAGATATCGATCTAGGATTTGATACAAAACTATCAAAGAGGATCCGACTACATGGGATAGATACACCAGAAACACGAACACGTGATAAAGAAGAAAAGGTAAGAGGGCTCAAGGCTAAAGCAAGATTGATCGAGATAATTGAAGAGAGTGATTATGAGTTATATCTACAATCAATGGATAAAGGAAAGTATGGTAGATGTGTTGGTGTATTATTTGAAAGAGATTTCGATGACGAGAGCATCAATGATATGCTCTTAAATGAAGGCCATGCAGTACCGTATGGCAAATGAAGAAAAAGAAACCATATAAGAAGTACTCTCAATATAGACAGGGAACTTATAAGCCTGTCAATTCGAAAAAATACACCGGGAAAGGTAATCCTAGATATTTAAGCAGCTGGGAGCTCAAGTTTTTTAAATGGTGCGACAGTAATCCATACGTTGAAGCATGGAGTAGTGAATCTGTATGTTTACCCTATATTTCTCCCGTCGACGGAAAGATGCACAGATACTTTGTCGATAATACTGTACACATAAAGGAAGGCAAAAATCTTGTAAAATATCTAATAGAGATTAAACCTCACAAACAGACCAAGCCACCCACAACGCACGGTAATAAAAAACAATCAACGATAATATATGAGAATATGACCTGGGGCATAAATCAAGCGAAATGGCATGCAGCAGCAGAATGGTGTAGGAAGAATAATTATATATTTCAAATCGTAACAGAAAAGGACTTTAATCTGTTTTGTAGATAATCGTGGAAATAAATATTAAATAGATAAATAATTAGTACAATGCACGCGAAACTATTAGTAGAAACAGCTGACCCGGAAGAGTTCGAGTATATAATCGAAGAGAAAAATAACCTAGGAGAACAAACGGTATATATTAAAGGGCCATATGCAATGGCCGGTGGTGAGAATAAGAACGGTAGAGTTTACTGTGAAAAGGAAATGAAGGATGAAGTTAAGCGCTATAACGAGAAGATGATTAAAACCTCTAGAGCATTAGGAGAACTGAATCACCCCACTAGTGCAGATGTTGATTTAGAGCGAGCATGCCACATGGTAACAGAATTAGCTCCATGTGAACGTACCCCGAACGTATATATCGGTAAGTCTAAAGTATTATCAACACCGACCGGGATGATTGTTAAATCTTTAATCAAGGACGGATGTAGTGTTGGAATGAGCACTAGATCATTAGGTAAGTTAATCCAAGAAGAAGGCAGTAGTATTAATAAAGTACAAGATATGAGATTGGTCGCGATTGATTGTGTTGCAGATCCTAGTTTCGGTGAAGCATTTGTTAACGGTATTTTAGAGAGCAAACAATACGTACTAGATAAGTACGGTCAGTATGTTGAAGCATACGAGAATTTCGAAAGAGGAATAAGTGATCTGCCACGCACAGATGTTGAAGATCATATAAAAAGCAGCATTCTAGACTTCATAAGCGCCATAAAAGAAAGAATTTAATCATGAACGAATCTAACCAAAAACCAGATCAAAAGAAGTTAATAACCAAATTTATCCAGAAAATTGGTGAGAAAAATTACTCAGAAGCAAACGATTATCTAAAGAAAACTATAGAAAATAAGCTTTTGGGCAAGATAAACCAGTACAAAAACATAAATATTTTTAGAGATGAGTGAAAACCCAATAACAGAACAATTGAAAAAAGTAGCAGATGATGTTTTGACCGAAGAGACGTTCGAAGCGATCGAAGCAGCATTTAATGAATCAGTTGGAGCCAAATCTGAGGAATTGGCACAATTGCGAGTCGAGAAGGCATTAGTTGAGCAAGACGAAGAGCATGCCGTTAAACTTGAGAAGTTACTAGAAGCGATCGATGCTGACCATACTAAGAAATTACATCGTATAGTTGGTGCTATTGATAAGAACCATTCGCGGAAGCTGGTATCACTTGTTGAAAAATTTCGAACTGAACTTGATGGTGACGCAGGACTCTTTAAAGAAAGCTTAGTAGACAACATAAGCAACTATCTCGATCTCTATATTGAAAAGAACGTCCCAGTTGAAGACATCAAGGAAGCTACAAAGAATAATCATGCTACTACAATTCTAGAGACATTGCGCAAGTCACTATCGATTGATAATGTTATGCAAAACGAAGCAGTTAGAGAAGCAGTTATTGACGGAAAACAGCAAATCGATGAAGCGAAGAAGGAAGCTGAAATATTAGCTGAGCAAAACAAAGAACTCGTTGCATTGGCACAGAAGCAAGAAGCTGAATTAGCTCTAGAGCATGTAACTGAAGGCTTACCTGCTGGGAAGAAACGCCATATGGAAAAGGTACTAACCGGGAAGACCGCGAAATTTATTAATGAGAATTTTGAATATACATTAGATATGTTTGAAAAGAGTGAAATGGACAAACTTGACGTTCTTAAGGAACAGGCAACCTCCGGGAAGAAGGCTAGAGACCGGGCACCGGTGGGGAAGAAAGAAGTTGTCTCAGAAAGCGTAGAATCTCAGATCAATCAAACTGAGCCTAATAATTTACAAGATGGTAATCTATTTAACTCATATATGGGGGAACTAGGTAGAACCTAAAACTTTTAATGAGGCCCTTGAGGCCTGAGTATGTATAAGGAAATATTAGAATATGTCACAGGTAAAACCCGCACAATCTTATATCGATCAAGAACGCGCTGGAGTCCTACTGGAAAAGTGGGCCCCGGTTCTTGACTATAGTTCTGACAACGTCGCCGCTATTGAAGACGATCATTCCCGTTTGAACACCGCAATCCTCTTGGAAAACCAAGAGGCATGGTGCTTGAATGAGAACTCGTATGGTAGCGCGCTCGGCGGAGGAAGCTCTTTTGGTCAACTTGGTGGACAATCGTCAGCCGGTGGTGGAGATCACTACGCGGCTGGAGATAATCGTCTTCCCAAGATCTTGATACCGATGATTCGTCGTACTTTCCCTGAACTTATCACTAATGAAATCGTAGGCGTCCAACCAATGAGCGGACCCGTCGGACTTGCATTCGCAATGCGTTACAAGTATGAAACCGACAATCTCGGCTCAGGTATTGACGGCCGCACCGCCGCGCCTTCCACTAATCGTCATGAATATAGTGACGAAAAGGAAGCCGGATATCAACATCTCGACACACGTTTCACAGGCGCAAGCTCTGAAACACTTAAACAAAACCTCTCTGGAGGTGAGTTTAATATGCCGGATGCTGACACAGGTGTTGCTGCTTTGCTTCAAGACTATGAACTAACCGGAGACATTCCACAGATGGTCGTTTCTTTTGAAAAGACCGCTGTTGAAGCCGGAACTCGTAGACTTGCTGCTCGCTGGAGCGTTGAACTCGAACAAGACCTTAAGAACATGAATGGTATCGATATCGATACTGAATTAACAAACGCTATGTCGTATGAAATTCAGGCCGAAATCGACCGTGAAATGCTCATGAGGATGGTTCAAGTTTGCGTTGCTGCAGAAACAGATTCCAACACACCAGCTGGTGTAGGTGTTAGCACCTGGACCCCAGTTAGTGCTGATGGTCGCTGGATGGCCGAACGTAACCGTGACCTTTATGCTAAGATTATTGTTGAAGCGAATCGTATCGCTATCCGCAATCGCCGTGGTGCTGCTAACTTTTTAGTTGCTACACCTCGCGTTTGCGCGATTCTTGAAATGCTCCCTGAGTTTCAGTGGATGCAGGTTCAAGGTAACGTGAACACCCAACCCGTTGGGATCGCTCGCGTTGGTAATCTTGGTGGTAGGTTTAACGTTTACCGCGATACACGTACTGAAGCTCAATACGAAGATGGCAAGAGAAGTGCCGGTCGTCTTGAGTATATC